GTACAACCTGCTTTATTGAAAGACGTAGGCTTTGACGCTGGTCTTACATTAGGAGACTATGAGGCTGTATTAGTAGCTCTTTCTTCTATCTCTGGATACGACGTTGAAGGAATCAGAGCATTTGAGGTATTAGACTCAGGTTCTGCTGCTGGAGTAACATTCCACAAACAATTTACTAAAATCTCTGGATCTAACCTAGTATTTGTACAGAGCGCTTCTGGCGGTATCAACAACGCTGATAACGTTAAAGTAATCTACCACAAACAACCAGTTGAAAATGATAGAGGTGACTTCGAAGCAGATTCTACTGCAGCTGTTGATACTTCAATCACTATCCCTGAGATTGATGTTAAACTTCAATCAGAAGCTATTGTTGCTAAGACTAGAAAGTTAAAAGCACAATGGACTCCTGAATTTGCGCAAGACTTAAACGCATATCACTCAATCGACGCTGAGGCTGAACTTACTTCACTATTAAGTGAGTACATCTCAATGGAAATCGATCTTGAGATCCTAGATATGTTAATGAATGGCGCAAGAACTACTGAAAGATGGAGTGCTGAGAATAACAAAGTATGGGACGGATCAGCTTGGTCTACTTCTACTTCTGACTTCTACAACACACAAGGACAGTGGTTCCAGACTTTAGGTACTAAAATCCAAAAAGTATCTAACAAGATTCACCAAAAAACTTTAAGAGGTGGAGCTAACTTCCTAGTTTGTTCTCCAACTGTTGCAACAATCCTAGAATCTATTCCTGGATATGCTGCTTCTACAGATGGTAACCAAGAGAAGTTCGCAATGGGCGTTCAAAGAATCGGTAGCTTAGCTAACAGATTCCAAGTATACAAAAACCCTTATATGACTGAAAACGTAATCCTAACTGGATTTAGAGGTTCTCAGTTCCTAGAAGCTGGTGCAGTATACGCTCCTTACGTACCATTACTTATGACTCCTCTAGTGTACGATCCTGAGACTTTCACTCCAAGAAAAGGTCTTATGACAAGATACGCTAAGAAGATGATTAGACCAGAATTCTACGGTAAAATCTATGTTTCTGACGTTGATCAGATCTAAGATTAACCTTTAGAGTTTAATAAGAAAGAGAGGTCCAATTCGGGCCTCTTTTTTTTTTGCCTATTTATATACATGGAATTCCTTTCTAAATATAAGTCGGACAGTTGTACTTTGTCTAACTAAAACCCCTTTATATGGATTTATTAAACAAAGTTGGCTCATGGGTCAACAAATTCGTAGAACTTGGTATCTCATTTATTGCTCTTGGAGTAGTATTTGAAGTCTTGTTCAAAGGAATGGACATCCCATTCTGGCCAGAAGTATCTGTAGTAGATAACATTATGGCAATTTTGGGCTCATTGAGCGCTGAAGGACTACTAGGATTAGTAGGTGCATTTGTATTATATCACATACTTAAAAATAATAAGTAATTAATAGTGCACACCTTTAAACTAAGAGAGAGGGCTTCGGCCCTCTTTTTGTTTTTATAACAGAGATTAACTGCTATTTATAAGAAAATATAGACAATGGCGAACGTAACTATATGGAATGGTACCGCAACATTCAGCCAAGGTGATACTCCTTTTGGTTTTTACGATACTGATAGCGACTTTCAAACTGATGCAGTAAAAGTAGCTAAGTTTTGTGGGACTAGACTTGGATATCCACTTATGGATGTAGAGTTGCAGAATGAATCATTCTTTGCATGCTTCGAAGAAGCTGTTACTACATACGGAAACGAAGTATTTCAATATAAAATTAGAGAAAACTACCTAAATTTAGAAGGATCTAGTACCGGTAGTACTATGAACAATCAATTAACAGATCCAACACTGAATCGTATTATTCAAATCTCTAAACACTACGGTACTGAAACAGGAGTAGGTGGTAATGTTACTAAATATAGCGGTTCCTTAGATATAACTGGTTCTAGACAAGAATATGACCTTGATCAATGGGCTACAGACAACGGAATAACAGGAGGAATAGAAGTTAGAAAAGTTTTTTATGAATCTCCACCTGCTATTTTAAGATATTTTGATCCTTATGCAGGAACTGGTACTGGAGTTCAGTCATTATTAACAGCTTTTGATTTTGCTTCCTTTAGCCCAGGAGTTAATTTCTTATTAATGCCTACTTCATACGATATGTTAAAGACTCAAGCTATTGAATTTAACGATCAAGTAAGAAAATCAGCATATTCTTTTGAAATAGTTAATAATAAACTTAAATTATTTCCAATCCCAGTATCATCAGGTAGTTTATGGTTTGAATATTATAAAAATGATGATAAAAACGCTATTAACTACAACTCAAATACTAACCTTATCACGAATGTAGGTGAAGTACCTTATTCTAACCCTAAGTATAGTCATATAAACAGTGTAGGACGTCAGTGGATCTTTAATTATACCTTAGCTTTGGCTAAAGAACTACTAGCATACATAAGAGGTAAGTACCAAGTAGTACCTGTTCCAGGTTCTGAAGCTACTTTGAACCAAGCAGACCTATTAACTGATGCTAGATCAGAGAAAACTTCACTTTTAACAAGTTTAAGAGAGATGTTAGACTCTACTTCAAGAGGTAAACAATTAGAAGCACAAGCTAAAGAAGCAGAAGACGTTCAAAATACATTAAAATCTGTTCCAATGACAATATACATAGGATAATGAAGCTAACTAACATCATATTAGAGATAGATTACAAGTCATACGAAGGTATGGTACAGGTAACCTTTGGAGAAGAGGGAGCAGAAGGGTATGATGATGCTTTAAGAGCATTACCAGGTGTTACTACAGTAACAAAAGCAAGTGCTAATGCGGATGCTGGTAAAGTTAACTATAAAGTAAAATTAATAACACAAAAAACTCCTGAAGAGGCGTTTGAAGCGTTTAAAACTAATGCAGTAGCTAAGTATAGTAACGTGATAGCGGTAGAAATAGGAGATAACACAATAGAAGAGAAGTAATGCTGTTTGGTTCTAATAGAGATTTTGATTTACTGGTTAATATTAACCGAGAACTACTAAAAGATATAGTAGAACAGGAAGTATTATACCATAAACTAAGTTTAGATGATTTAGAAGTTAATTTATACGGAGAATCACTACAAAAATCGTATTGGAATGCAATTAAAATGTATTGTTTAATTACTAGAGGGGATCAAGTATATGATGTACAGGAATTTGGCCCTGATTTAGGTAGATCAGCATCTTTTGCTTTTATTAGACAGGATCTAGTGGATTCTAACCTAGTTCCTGAGGTAGGAGACGTTGTAGAATGGCATAACGACTTCTATGAAGTAGATACTGTAAGAGAGAATACATTATTCTTAGGTAGAGATAAATCATACAACTTATCTAGCTATGCTAGCGGGTTTGGATCATCTTTATCAATAATAGTTGATTGTCATCTTACAAGAGCTGAAAGAGTAGGAATAACAGAATCAGTAAATAGATAAAAATGGCAGAAAATCCACAATTACCGAAGTCTCAAGAAGAGCTTAGCCAAGAAATCGTAACTGATGGTGCTATAATTAACAATACAAGCACATCAGACACTACAGATAGAGCTAATCAAGTATCAAGAGACAATGATGAGGTTAAAAACCTTGTTGTTGGTATAAAAGACATTGATGAATCTATATATTACTACTTTAACTCAGTATTAAAACCCACTGTTTTTCAGAATGGTAAACAAATCAACGTTCCATTGGTATATGGTTCACCAGAAAGGTGGGCAGCCATGCAGAAAGACGGGTATTACCGAGATAAAAACGGTAAAATGCAAGCACCGCTTATTGTATTTAGAAGAGATAGTTTAGAAAAGAATAGAAACCTAGGAAATAAGTTAGATGGTAACAATCCAATTAACTACGGTATATTTAAAAAGAAATTTTCAAAAAAGAATGTATATGACAGATTTTCTGTACTTAATAACAGACAGTCTGTAGATGAATACTATGCAGTGGCAATACCTGATTATGTAAATATTGTTTATGCATGTATTATCTTTACAGATTATGTCGAGCAAAACAATAAAATCATTGAAGGAATCAACTTTGCCTCTGATTCATATTGGGGAGATCCTGACAAATTTAGATTTAGAGCTATGATTAATAATTATACAACATCTACTGAGATAGTTCAAGGTAATGATCGTATAGTTAAGACAGAGTTTCAAATAAATTTATTAGGGCATATTATAACAGACGCTATAAATGCTCATCCTCACAACACAAAGAAGTTTTATACTAAGTCCGAATTACGATTTGGTGCTGAAACAGAGACAAATCTTTAACAGAACTGTCTATTTATATTAAATGGTGAACTCTCACCAAGTTTTCAAGCTTATAATATTATAATTGAAGTAAATGGCAAAGTTCACCGGCGAAATATCAGGTTCGTTAGCGTTTAGACAGGGAGGAGTTGTACAAACTCAAATGGTACCTGGTTTAAATGCACTAGCGCTTACTGGTTCCTTAAACATTACCGGATCTCAGCTTACTCTCAACGGAAGAAACATTTTATCTGAAATAGATGCTTTATCTGCTGGTAGTGATCCTGATATCGGAACGTTAAGGATACATTCTGCTTCTATGCTTGCATATACTGCGTCAAATGACGCTAGAGTACAGCGTATAGAGAGCTATACCAGTAGTATTAACTTATTAAACGCTGCAACTAGCTCATACTTCTTAAAAAGCGATGCTTCAAACGTACTTTCCTCATCTGCTCAAGTAGAAGCTTTAGGATTCAACAAAGATGTTATATCTGGCTCACAGCAAATT